ATGCTTGAATTTCAATAATATCCTGTGGAAGTGTTGTCGAGGTTATATTTAATTCATTTAATCTAATTTCACCTTTAGTATAATTAACTGTTCCTGCTGATTGTACAAGAACAGATATTCTAGAAACCAGTTGAGAATTTTCTTCTACTAAAGTTGGAATTTCTTTCACAATTGAAATTGTTCCCATTCCAGTCAATGTTCCGTCAGAATTTTTATTTGGAGTGTCCGTAAAGTATAATGTGTCGGTAAAACCAGATATAGTAAATCCAGTAGATTTAATATTTTTTCCTTCAGGATTAATATGAAATTTATTTCCAAAACAAAGTTCATATTGTGTCAATGAATTAATTTGAGATTTAAGATCTCTTCTAATTCTAACTTTTGTAATATTTGAAGTAATCGCAGTATCTGTATTATCAATAACTTGTAAAATTTTACTATATTTAAATCTTCCGCCAAAAGTATTAAGTTCTGATGAAGTTGAGTAATCAGTTAAAGAATTTATGATATTTGTTCTTAAACTTTCAATACTTCCTGCCTTAGAATAATTATAATAAACTGAAGAATCAATTTCAACATACAAGACTTTTAGATCTGTAATTTCAACATTAATACCAGAAACTGAATATAATTTTAATTTATTTTTAATTTGTTGTTTATTAAACTCTGATACATAAGATCCATTTTTTGGTTTAATACTTATAACAACTTTTCCGTATTGTGGTGGATCTAACTCTTCTCCACCAACTACTGAAATTGATTGAGTATCTGGGAAAATTTGAGACCTGATAATTGTTTCATAATCTCTTGCAGTAACAGCTCTGTATTGAGAAGAATAAAGACGAGGTGCAAATTTTTTAATCGAATCTATACTTTCAATATCAGAACCATTTTGAGAATTTTGAACGGTTGTAACATTGATTGAATTATTTAAAATTTCTATAGCATCACTTTGATTTTTAAATGTACCCGCAAAAGAAAATGAAGAAGCACCATTTCCATCGCTTCCATCAGTAATAATATATGTTACTGTAATTATTGAACCATTTTCAAGTTTTTTTCCAAAATAGCCATCACCAAAAAGAAGTTCATATTTTTCATCTTTAACTTCTTGTATTAAATAAATTTCTGAAGAAGAATTAATTTCAAAAATATTATCGACGATATTGTAAAATCTACCATTTCCTACATCATTTGGACCTTTTACATAAACTCTAATTGTTGAAGTATCAATTGAAGAATTATCTAAAATAAATCTTTGATCTAAAGACCCATCTACAACGAATTGTTTTTTTAAAAATGTTCCTTGATAAATTTCTAAACTATCAAATGATGCAGTTCCAAGAACTCCAGTACCTCTTGGTGTAGATGGAGATACTGTTGCAGTTACATTATCAGGAATTGAAAAGACATATGAGGTTCCTCCTACAGATCCAGTACATACCAATCCAGCCTGAAGAGTGAGAGTAGAGGTATTAGTATTTGATGTGATTGCAGAAAAAGAAACGACTGCTGATGAGCATGTTTTAGATCTAGGAACATACCCAACATTTCTAGCTAATGAGACTACATTTTCTCTTACTGTGGCAGAATCTAAAAAAGATTCATTCACAATCATATTTGAGTTGAATGCAGTAATATAGGTATTATATGCTAACGTATCAATTAAAACTGAGAAATTTGATCCTTCAAAGTCAAAATCAGTAAAATTTGAATTTGCACGAAGATAATCTTTTATTGAAGTTTTTATCTGATCAAAATCTAGATTGGCAAACTTAGTGAAAGGCATTTTATCTCGTTGCCTCTAATATGAAAGAAAATTGTTGACTTGGAACTTCCTGTCCAATAATGTTAAAAAATACACTCACCTCAAATTCATTAGTATCTGGTCTTGGTTCAACATTTACTCTCACATCAGAAACTCTTGGTTCATAGTTTGAGATTACATTCAAAATTTGATCGCGTATAATTGAAGCAGTACCATAATCCACAAAATCAAATAAACTTTCACGAACATTTGATCCCAAGATTGGATTAAAAAATCTTTCATTGGGAATTGTTTCTACCAAATTTCTTATCGAACGCGAAATTGCGTTCTGATTTTGTAAAATTGGTAGATCCTTGGTGATTGGATGAGGATCAAAAGATAAGCTAATATCCTTGAAGGATCTAGATATCCTAGTTATTGCCATTGGACAGGAAGTTCCTTTTCTTTATTTATGAGGATTTCCAGGAAGATCCATAATTTGGCTCAGTTCCATAATCCCAATCATCATAATCATCGTCATTGCGAATTTTTTCATGTAAATCAAGTTGCTTTTTAAAATCATGACGAGGTGCAGTATCGTGCATAATTTCTTGAATTACTCTTTTGGCAGGGACTGGGGAATAATCAGTAATTAGACTTGTAGTACCCCACATGGAATACATGTAATTTTTGTCCCTATCGACATGTAAATTTGACATTTTAGCTCCTGTTTTTTGTAAAAAACAGAACTTTTATAAAGGAGGTTGCTATCTCCTTATTTTTATTTAACGTTTTATTTCTTTGAGTGAGTAATTATAAGAATTTAGATATTTTAACAGCTCAATTGCGATAATTTTTGGATTTTTATCGCCACAAGTGTAAACATCAATCGCAATACACTCATTTTCAGGCCAAGTATGACATGAAACATGACTTTCTGCAAGTGCAATTACGATTGTACAACCATGTGGCTCAAATTTATAGGCAAAAATGTTCAAAATCGTCATTTTTGCTCTCTCAATTCCCCTTTCCATGACCTCTTGAAGGGAAATTACGTCATTTAAAAGGTCAAAATTGACATCATACACCTCCAAAAGCAGGTGTTTACCCATTGAAAACTGATTCAAGGCACTAATTCACCAAAAAAGCTATTTATTGCATAAAAAAAAGAAGCCCAAAGGCTTCTTTAAGATCATTTTCCTTGCCCTCTATACCTTTTTCGTGCCTTATTACGAGAAGACGCGGAGTATTTAGTGCCACCACCCTCTCCTTGACGAGATTTCTTAGGAGGCCCAGGAATATAAGAGCTATTTTTATTTAAACCGCCTGATTTTGCTTTTGCCATAAGTTGTTTTCCAATAAAATTTCAGTTTCAAGGTCTTCAGGTTTTGGAGAACCTGTCTGATAATACTCAATTGACAGGTTCTCCATTGTATCGAAATATTCTTCTTCTGAGAGGTGAGTATAAATTCGGTTTCCCTGATGAAGAATATTATAGAATTGGTTAGCCATTCAATCAGATTACTCTCGTCTTTTCGTGACCAACTCTAATACGAGGATCGCACCAAATTTCGAATCCTGCTTCTTTTGCATCTAAACAGAAAGATACGTCTTCTCCACACATGTCTTGAACATTTCCTGATTCAAAGACTTGCATTTTGGGAGCAAACCAAGGATATTTCATCTCAGGATGCTCAAATACTCCTTTTTTAATCAGGACCCATCCAAATCCAGTATAGTCCACTGTAAACGGCTTTCTGCGCTTAGAAATGCTATCGACAGTTTCATGGTTCATGACGCCACCATTGCCTCTGAAATCGTCTTCATCGAGCCAATGAGCCACTGAGGTTGTATGACCGTCTTCGGTAGCATACCATCCTGCAGCGATTTCTTTATTCATCAAAACCAACTGAAAGAATTTTTCTGTGTTGAAAACAATATCGTTGTCAATCCAAAGCTGCCAGTCGTATGGCAGTTTTCCATCCCAGGGAAGTTGATCAGGTCCTCTGAGAACATTTGCCCCTAGACATTTGCAACGGGCGAAATTGACCATTGAGGAATAATCCTGAGAAATTTGAATACTTGCACCAGACTGTACAAGATCAAAACATAATTGAACAAAACTTTTTAAAAATGTGTAAGAAACTCCTCTACCTGGCAGACAAAAGACAATCGATTTGCCTCTTATCATTTCTCTTGCAAGTTCATAGTCCCATTCAACTTCTTGTGGTTGTGGGGAAGGAGCCTTTGCCTTTACCGTAAATCCTTTAGCCATAAGATAACTTGTTGTACATCAGTATCATACATCATTATATAGCAGATGTCAATTCGACCTTTTTTCGGACAGAATGATCTCGTTGCCCTCGATAAGAAACTTAACTTGAGTGTCTTCGTACCAATCTAGCTCATTGATAATCTGCTCTGGAATTTTAATGTAATACTCCCCGCTAATTGGATCAATCTCTACATTTTCAAAAATATCTGCGGAATTTTTTTTCATTGTCTGTATATAAAAAGGTATTTTTGTTTTTTATATAGCAGGAAAATTTTTTTATTTAGAGTGTTATGTCACTCTGTCGATCTGGGTCGTTTATAGCCTAAGGGATCCATTGATTTTATAAACACGCGCCCGCGACCCGCAACGGGCGGCGGCGGGGGGCTGCCGATCACGAACGAATGGCGGCCCCCCTGTCAAGTGGTCAGTCGTCGCAGTGTCCCCCCTTGACATCAGCCGCGTAGGTGTCCTCAAACTGGGCAGCCCAGACGTGAGCGGGGAGACCCCAGTCAGTCGTGATAGCGTTGAAGGCGGTGCCATCGTTGCGGCGTGCCACCCACACGGTCTGGCGGTCGGAGAGGCGGGAGGCTTGAGACAGGATCATGGGATCTAGTTGGGGATCTAGTGGGGGGGGGCTGGAGTGCCCCCCGTTGCTTCACATCCTACAGGATCGGGGGGAGGGCGTCAACCCTCCCCGCCTGGGTCAGACAGGCGTCCCGTGATCGGTGGCCCAGAAGGCCAGGCGCTCGGTGCTGGCCTTCCGCAGGCGGGGTTCCATGGTGGGCTCGGGGCCGATGTGGCGGCCAGCGGCCAGAGCGGAGACCTGAAGCGCGTGACGGGCCAGGCGGCGGGACTGGCCGCCGTGCTGAGCCAGCAGCAGCATGGCCTGAGCTTCCCAGCGGCGCATGGGGCGGCGGTCGGCCATGATGGCGCAGGCCAGATACTCTTGGTTGTCGCGGATAGAGGGGGTCATGGGTTGGTTCCCTTGGTTGACTGGATCAGTGTAGCACGGATCGGGGCAGGGTGTGAGCCCTGCCCCGTAGGGCTTCAGACAGGGGTGCCAGTGTCGGTGGCCCAGTAGCTCAGGCGGCGAGTGCTGGCCTTGCACAGGCGGGGCTCCATGGTAGGAGCGGGGCCAACGTGGCGGCCGTTGGCCTTAGCAGCGATCCACAGGGCAGCACGGGCCTGCTGACGGTAGCGGTCCCCACGGCAGGCCATCAGCAGCAGGGCCTGAGCTTCGTAGCGGCTCAGGCAGCGGGGCTCAGCGGCGATGCTGGCGCACAGGGCCTCCTGATTCTGGAGGATGGCCAGCGACTCCACAGGAGCGGGAGCAGGGGCGGGAGCCTGAGCGGTGAAGCCAGCGGCACGGGCCACACGGCAGGCGGCGGACTTGATCAGGGTGCGGAAGCTCATGGTCGGTTGTCGGTTGACTGGATCAGTGTAGCACGGAAAGGGGAGCCCCAGCCACGGGGCTCCCATGGGGCTCAGAAGTCGCAGGCGTAGCCGTAGTCCTCATCGGTCCCCCATCCTGCGGAGGCCAGAGCCCAGCCGTCGTCGCTATCGTCGCAGTCGTGGTAGAAGGGCTCGCAGTCATCCTCGCAGGGCTCACACTCGCTCAGATACTGATCAGCGGCCTCATCAGTCCAGAAGCCGTAGGCCTCTTCGATCTGGGGGGCGTCGGTGAAGGCGAAGGTCATGGGTCGGTTCCCTTGGTTGACTTGATCAGTGTAGCAGATCAGGCGGCAGGTTGGGGGGGCTCAGCGGCCCCCCGTGTGCCAGTGGCTCAGCTGGCCACCACCTCCTGCAGGTCGCCGCAGCGGCGAGCATTGGCGATCAGGCGACCCAGAGAGCCGTCACCGTGGCCGTGGATCATGACGGCTTCCAGAGCGATGGCCATGCCAGGGGAAGCCTGGAAGCTGTAGACCTTCTCAGGGTTGGAGTGCCAGGAGACGGAGACGGTCTGGCCTTCCAGCTGGAGGCTGGAGATGGCGCTGGACTGTTCGGCGGTGTAGTTGCGGATCATGGTCGGTGTCCTTGGTTGACTTGATCAGTGTAGCAGATGAAAGGGGGGGAGCGGGGAGCCTACGGGCTCCCCGTGTGCCAGTGGCTCAGGCGACCACTTCGGCCCAGTCCTGCCCATTGCAGCGGATCAGGATGGGAGCCCCTCCCAGCTCAACCGACCAATCGAAGGCCACATCAAAGGCACGATCCTCAGTGTCAGTGTGCTCGGCATCCTGGGGGCGGCCCTTAGGGCAGACGGTCCAGATGGTGCGGGTCAGAGTGCGGGTCATGGGGTCGGTTCCCTTGGTTGACTTGATCAGTGTAGCAGATGAGAAAGGGAGGCGTGAGCCTCCCGTGTGCCAGTGGTCAGAATGCCACAAGCTGATCCAGATCCCACTGCGGCACTTCCTGAACCGTGCCTCCGCAATGCTTGCGGAGCCAGGCGTTAGTGTGCTTGGTAGTGGTGGCGCTCCACTTGTAAGCGGTGCGGATCCAGCCCTTGCCAGGCACCAGAGCGGCCACGGGCTGAGAGTAGGAGAACAGAACCTCAGTCCCGTCTGCCAGGGTGATCTGGGTTTGGTTGCTGCCGATGGATTGGACCTTCATGGTGTCCCTTGCGGTTGACTTGTTCAGTGTAGCAGGTTGGGGAGCCCGTAGGCTCCCCGTGTGACAGTGGCTCAGGCGGCCACGGGCATGGGGATCAGCACGTCGCCATCCCATACGGCAAGCTCCAGCATCAGGGCGATGGCTTCAGGGCTGGGCTCGGTTTCGTGGTCGGTTTCGTAGGGAGGCATCAGAAGCGGGAGCGGTTGACTGGATCAGTGTAGCACGGGAAGGGGAGCCCGTAGGCTCCCCCGTGAGGATCAGGCCTCAGCGTCCTCATCCTCAGCGTAGGCGGCGTCCTCAGCGGCATCCCAGTAGGCTTCCGCATCCTCATCGTAGAGGGGCTCATCCTCAGCCTCCTCAGCGGCCT